TCTCTAGGATAGTTTTGTTGTAAACGTCTAGCCGTTGGAGTTGCTATTTCTGCTTTTTGAGCTATCTGGTCAAAACAATGTTGGTTAACATTAAGGATTTTAGTTCCCTCGCCGTTATTTGCTTCCATCACTATTTGGCTATGATTAGTTCCATGTGCTCTATCTTCGCTTTCAATCGTTCTAAACTGAAGCTGATTAGTTGGAGCTATGTAGTCTTGTTTCATGTCATTCTGTTCTTTAATAACATGAAGCATATCTTCTAAAGTTCTATTTTCGTTTTCTAAATGTCGCATATTTTTCTCCTATATAAAATGCAATTAAAAAAAGCGGGGTGTGATTGCCCCGCTTAAATAGTATACGATTTATCTTATATGTAAAGTTTTTAGTTTTTATAGTTTTTAAAAATCTCCGACTCAGGTGCTAAATAAATAGTTTGTTCAGTATCTGAGTTATTACAATTTGGACATTTTTTTATAAATTTTTCTTTTTCTTCATAAACGTATGTACAAACTAAACATTCAACTAAGCTTAACATTTTCCAAAATCTCCCGCTATGTGATGTCTTAATACAGTTCCATATGGTAGTTCCTGAGCAAATTTTAAAAGTTTAAGTTCATCAGGATCTTCATCAGCTGTCTGCGTCGTGGCGTTCCAGTGTAATAAAACATTTCCTCCAGTTGCATAACAACCGCCGTTATCTATTTCACTACCCGCCTTTTTCTTATAAACGCCGTGATCGGTAAACCCTACAATAAAGTTTCTATCCATACGACTACATAAAGGTTTTCCATTTCCGCAAGTATTACAATCTGTACTGGTATATTCTGCGGGGCATCTAACTATTTTATGATCGTTAATAGTTTCTGATTTGCCATTTGTTTTCCAGAATGTTTCTTTTACGTTTATTACTGCGGGTACGAATGAATTTAAAAACAAATCGGCTAAGTTTCGAGCTGAATAATTTATAACAGTCTTACCTATCTTTAATTTATGTTTCCATAAACTAGGGTTAAAATGTGAATAAGTAAAACTAACGCCGCCTTTTGGGACGGCGTCAGATACTGCATCAAGATAGCTATAATCTATTTCAGTTGCACCCGCTGAAATGTCAGGTTTTAAATTACAATCGATTGGGCAAGTTGCAAATTTGTCAGCTCCACCCGCTCTATATGTTACTGCACAATTTGTAGTTTTTTTCGCAGTTGATTTTTTAACTAACTTAATCATCAGTTGCCTCCTCTATAAAAAGTCTAACTGCATTGTCGGATAAATTATCATCTAAAAAAGAAGTTATGCTATCGCCGTCAACATAACTATGCTCGTACATATCAAGTAAAAAATACATTAGATCTCTACCCTCTAAAGTTTTTAAGTCTTGTTTTTGCAATGGTGAAAGTTTCATTTTAGTCCTCCTCTTTTTTTGAATATGCAATAACTAAAAAGTCTATATCTTCGAGTGATCTATCGTCTTTCTCAGGATCTTCGATATAGTCTATAAGTTTAAAATGTGATTTGCCTCCAAACCAAGCCGTTCCGTCTTTGGTGTTTAAAGGCCTCCACCCATTTTTATCTAGGTGTTTAAGTTGGTCTTTATTTAGAAACATTAGTGTCCTCCTTAATCTGTTATATCAATGGCTACAATATCGTATTCATCAAAGATATCTCTAACTTGAGCTACGCTATAAGCTCTAACATAAACGTAGTAGGTGCCATTTGTCTGTTTAGAGTCTTTAAATTCTACATAATATCTATTCATTAATTTCTCCTATATATGTGATTTATCCCATATTTGTACTAAATAAAAAAGGCCGTGTCAATCACGGCCTCTTTGTTAGCGTCTTCGCTTAATTGTTTTTGGTGGTCTTTTTTTATACTTATCGTAGTCTTCGCCGTATAAAAGTTTGCCTATCCAATCAAATAGAAAAAACATATTTCCTCCTTTCTTTACTTATCGTTTGGACAATATTGACGTTTCCACATTTCAATATTAGGCCAATTACATTGTTGGTCGTTTCCTATGGTATCGTAGTCCATCCAACCATTAGATTCATCGACGCCTTTCAAAAAAGCTAGGTATTCTTCTTCGCTATCAAAAGTATACTCTTTAATATCGTCCACGCTTTTAGAACTACCCCAAGCTATTTTAATTTTGATTGGTTCAAACTTTCTTAACAAAGCTTTTAGTTTTCTGTAGTCTTTTTTTAGATCACCCTCGTTTTCGTAATCAAAACCAAGTTGAGTTTTTGAGTTTACAGCATCAAGCCCCTGAGTAAGACCTGTGTACAAAATGGCTTTCATCTCAACCACACAGCTCTTCAACAAGTCTAGCTCGTCTTTAGATAGATTATTCATTATCAAAGTCCTCCTTTTCGTCAGATACTTTTTGATGCAATTCATCGAGCTGTTTTTTTAAGTCAACCCAACCATCTACTTCAGATATATTTAAATAGTCTTTTACATCGAGAATTGCTTGTATTGTTTTTGGGTAAATACTTTCTTTCTCTTGCTTGTCATACAAAAAGGCAAACCCTGAAAAACAATCTTCATTTGGTTTTGTTGAATGATCCATATGTTCATCGTTTTTGTCATAACAAAGTGTAATACCATAATCATTTTCCAAGACATAATTGATATCTCCAATTAGTTCTTCAAAACTTTCAGTATATTTTTTTGATATATTTATATGAACATGATCTTTAAGAAAAGTATGGTGCATTTAACCCTCCTTTTTCAAAAAGTTTTGGATTATACGGAAAAGTGTGAGTATGCAAATACTCTATATCATTTAATCCGCCCCATTCTCCATTTTTCATCTTTGGCACAGAGTATATATCAACTTCATATAAAAGCTCATCATTAGCCCCATAATTATCTAAAATTAAATGATAATCATAAGGCTTGCCCTCATGCCAAATCGTGTGCCACATATCAACTTCTTTTTTGTTTTTAAAGTATCTAGCTGAGGCTATGGCTTTTTTTAAGATAGGTTTGAAAGCGGGTTTAATTGTTCTATTTAATTTTGGATAAGTTTCCATAACTAACCCTCCACAAACTTTGAAAGATCATAATCACAAACATCCGCAAGATCTTTTGGACATTGAAAACGAGTAAACAAAAGCTTGGCATCTTGTAAAATGCCTCGCTCTTTTTTTCTAGCCTCAGTTGTACTTAGCTCTCCGTCTTCATAAATACTTTCAGGAGCTAGGCCACACACAATGTCACGCCAACATTCATAAGCCTCAGCCTTGGTCTTTGGAAAAGCACCCCTGATATAATTCCATCTTGGAATATTAGTTTTAAATTTAGTCATAACATTTCTCCTATAAATATGTGTTATAGGATATATCTTATATATTATTAATCAAAGATCAAGGAAAAAGTTTTTGGCCAGTCAAAAGGGTGTTTTGTTTTGAAAATAGGTTTAAGTTTCAGACCTTTTATTCTCAGGTCTACTGCCTGACTACCTGAATACAAATACATTGTATCTTGTGCTCTAACAAGAACCCATACAGAAGCTCGGCTGTGTCTAGTAAGCCAAGCGATTTGTAATGAAGATAGTCTAACTACATTACCGCTAGTAACTTTCAGCTCTACAAAATGAAATTGGTTTTTATCATCACAGATTAATAGATCAGGAATACCAAGTGTCATCCAGTTTTCTATTCTAGTTAACAAAATGTCTTTGGGTAGTCGGCCGACAGCTTTTTTAATTTCTTGGAAGAACCCGCTTTCCTTCTTCGGATGAACTGGTGGCCTCGTGGTCAATAACTTCTTCAGCGTATCTCGGTTCATATGAATCCTTTATTTCTTTGAGAGCTTTCAACACTTCATCTTTGGACATACTGTCGATAGTACCGTGACGGATTTCAGATTTATTGATGTAGATATTACCATTTGCCTGACCTCTCCTGAACTCAGCTTGCACAGCCGCCGAATATGCACCGTTTTCTAATGCAACATCTCTTATTCTTTGTAAATCTCGTAAATGTCTTTTGTATGTAATTTTTCCCTCCCTTCTT